TCCGGAAGAATACGCGCTTACTCGCTCCCAGTTTGTTCCGTTTACTGATATAGAATTAAAACATTATATTTATTAATGGCGGCGCAAAATGGACTTAGATCCTAATATTTTAACTGTGCCGCCCGCTCAACAGCCAAATGCTTTTACAGCCGGCGCAGCGCTGCCGTGGCAAGGATTGGGGTTTACTTGCTATTTGTTTGCTAATGTAGGCGACGCTATTCCCTTACATTCGCACCCAGTAGGTCAAAATCATACGGTTGACGTTAAACGCGGAACAATTATTTACAGAACTGTTAACGCCGACGGCTCAAACACTGACGTTACGTATTCGGCCCCATACAGGTTTTTAGTAGACCCGCTGGTTGAGCACAGTATTATAGCTCTTAGTTCGCCGGAAAATTCTTCTGGTACGGATATTAACGATTGGTCAACCTTGTCTGCCGTGGTTATTAATGACAGGCAAGTAGGCAAGACTCCAATGTTAATTGCAGAATATTTGCAATCTCTTAACGCCACCGCTACAACGGTCCTGCAAACCATGCAAGGCATTCAAGCGCTAACTACGGCGTCTGCCTAATATGGCAAATTATTATTGGGGCGACGGCGCTCCTACTACGACAGTAGACGGCAACTGGGACAATAAAAATAACTGGTATATAGTACCTGCTAGCCAAACTGGATGTGGTTGCGTTGTGGCCGGTACTAAAGCCCCGCAACCTCCCGGCCAAAACGATACTGTTTATTTGATAGGCCCAAGTGATATTACAAATGGGCCATCGTTGGCTGGCAGCGGATATACGACGTTTACTGGCACAATTCAGTGGATTAGCGCGGCTGCCGGTTCTACAGTTACGCCGGCAAATTTAAACGCAGCCAATTTGACGTGTACCGGGCTTGTAACAATCAATCCAATTACAAACTCGTCCAATAATGCTTGCGGAATATTAAAAGGTACGTTTTCTAACGTATTAATGAAATCCGCCGCTACTGCTACGTCCAGCACAACTATTCCGCGAGTTGGCGGAACCGCGCAATTTACTGGTACGTTTACCAGACAAAGCAATGTAACCGGCGGCATTTACATAAACATTATTAACGGCGGCACGTACGCGCCGTCTGGTGTGTTAACATTAACTGGCGGCGTACTTACTGGAACGCTCCCAACAGATCCGGGATTTGCTTTAGGTAATGGCACTTTTAGTCTTGCCAACATTACAGTTAGCGGCGGCGGCCCGTCAAATCCTATTGTAGCACATATGTCATTTTAACGCGGAGAGTTTGTGAGTAACGACGTTGTAACAACTCAGCCCGTAGCAATTCGCACAAAAGACGGAAAGTTTCTTCCCGGCAAAAGCGGCAATCCGCACGGGCGTCCTCCGACTAAACGCGACAAAATCAACGCTATTCAGCAACGGCTGGAACTGGCAATTAGGCGTAATCTTGACCCTCGCACAGTTTCCAAAATTGTGCAGGCAACGGCACAGGATGCGCTTGACGCGGAAGATTCAAAAACCAAGACAGCAGCGCGTAAATTGATTTTTGAATATTGCATTGCAAAGCCGTCTAACGCTGAAGACAAGCAAGAACGTACGGAAAACAAGATTTCTATTGTAATTGAAAACGCTACGGTACAGGCTATTCCTGTTGTAGACGCAACCTTTAAGGAAGTAACTAATGGCTAACGGTATGGACACGCCGATGAAGAATCTCAGCGGCACGTTTGATATTTCGCGTTATATTGGCAACCCCGGTTCTGCGGCTGATCGTCAGTTTGCTAGCTCTGGCGGCGTTGGTTATAACGACTCGGTTAACATTGCGGATAAGGCTGGCACGAACGCCCCGGAACTTTACATGGTTCCTGATTTTCAGGGCATGAGCGGTCAGGGCGCTAATCAGAGCACCAACCGTCCGCGCGGCAGCACCTAATACGTTATGCCTAGCACAACCGAACGGCAGGCGCACTTTATGGCGGCTGTGGCGCACGGTTGGCAGCCGCCCGGCAGACACGTTGACGTTAATGTAGCAAAAGAATTCCATAGCGCCGACAAGGCGCAAGGCAAATGGGAACATAAACCGTCTGCTACGAGCCGACAATCTTCAGATCACATGAACAAATATAAAGGAAATTTATAATGGCATTTAACCAGCGTCAGAGCGCCGAGATTGCTCCTCTGACTGAAATTAGCTACGCGACGGTTAACCCCGGCGCTATTACCAGCGGCTCCAAGTATCAGGGTACGGTAACGGCGACTCTGGGTTCTGCCACGTCGGGTATTGCCGCGTCAACGGTGCTTGGCGACCTTATTTTTCCGCTTGTTCCGGCGGCTGCCGGTGCGGCTGCCGGTCTAATTATTACGGCGGTTCCTACGGCTACGCCGGGCACTATTTCCGTGCAGATTTACAATGCGGGTGCCGGTACGGTTACGCTGAACAGCGCTGTTTGGGCGTTTAACAGCCAGCGCTACCCGGCCAACTTTTTCTAATCTGCCATGCCAGATCCTGTAGAAAAGCCTACGTATATGGAAGCGGTCAAAGACCGCATTGCAGAGCTTGCCAGTAACATGACAGGCGGAATGATCGGTGACACGCTTAAAAAGATGAAACAGCATCATGCGGACGTAGACGCCGCAGGCGGTCCCGGTTCTAACGAAAATACTGCTTCTACGACGGGCCGTACCGGCCAATCGACCGACTCGTGGAACAGGTATTAATTTTTAGCGCGGGAGAGGCGTATGGCAAACCGGGAATTCCGGATAGCGCTTCATCCGGCGCAAAGCGCAATATTCAACAGCAAAGCCAGATTCACAATAACCGCAGCCGGACGGCGTTTCGGAAAGTCGTATCTGGCGGCGGTAAAGTTGGGTTTAGAGGCGCTCAAAGAGGTCAATGACAGAGGGCATAAATTAGATCCGACTAACGGCATCTATTACATTGCCCCTACCTTTGAACAGGCCATGCGTATTATGTGGCGGCGACTTATCGCGCTGCTCAAGATGAAAGATCAAGGCGGGTTTATTTCCGCCATGAATATTAATAACGGGTATCTTGAGCTAATCAACGGTCGCCGTATCTACATTAAGGGCGCGGATAACGAAGACGCGCTTCGCGGTGAAGGCTACGCCTTTGTCGTAATGGACGAGTTTGCCGATATGAAGCCGTCCGTTTGGTACGAGATTATCGAACCGGCGCTGATGGACGTTGAAGGCGGAGCCATGTTTATTGGCACGCCCAAAGGCAAAAACCATTTTTACAAATTGTTTACGGGGGCCATGACCAAGCCAGACGGTCATGCCTATTGGAACGACTGGGAAGCGTTTCATTTTGTTTCGTCAGATAACCCGTTTATTAAAAAGCGGGAATTGGACCGAATCAAATCCAATCCAAACGCTACGCGAGACATTATCAAGCAGGAGCTTGAAGCCAGCTTTGTCAGCGGCGGCGCTAAAATCCTTCGGCCCGAATGGTTTCCTGTTATTCCGCACGAACGCGGGGACGGCGAAAATCTAAAGTTTCGTACGCGCGGTAGCGTGTACATTACGGTAGATTTGGCAGGATTTACCAAAGAAGGCACAAAAATTCTCCGTTCAGATGAAAGCGTTATTGCCGTAACGGACGTAACGGAAGATATCTGGACTATTATGGAAATTGACCACGGGCACTGGGACGTGCGCGAAACTGCGCTGCGCATCCTTACGGCGGTCAAGAAATATCCGGGTTGTCGGCTCGGTATCGAGTCCGGCGCATTAGCAAACGCTGTCGGTCCTTATTTGACCGATTATATGCGGGAATTTGGGCGATATATTACGCCCGAGCCGTTAAAGCACGGCAATCAGCGCAAGGCTGACCGCATACAGTGGGCGCTTCAAGGACGAGCAGAACGGAGGCAAATCCGTCTTATGCAAGGAACGTGGAACGACCATTTCCTAGACCAAGCTGCCGACTTCCCGGACCCTCTTGCTCATGATGACTTGCTGGACGCCGTAGCGTACGTAGACCAGCTTTCGAGCGCAAATTATTCTGATCCGGATGACGTACCTGACTGGGTACCGATGGACATTGATTCCGGATATTGACATAAAGGAATTATTCTTTGGCTAGCGTGGCGTCGCAGAGTATACTTGTTGAAACGCCTACGTCCCTTGCAGCGGAACGTAGCCGACAGCAGCCCGATGCGTCTGCTGCGCTGGTTGGCTGGATTACGGCTAAAATCAACATTTGGGAAGACGTGCGTAATCGCGGCTATCAGAAGCTGTGGGGCGAATATTGGCGAATGTGGCGCGGTATGTGGTCCGAGGCGGACAAGAACCGCCTGTCGGAACGTTCCAAGCTGGTAGCCCCGGCGCTTGCGCAGGCAATCGAGCAGACCGTATCAGAAATTGAAGAAGCTATTTTCTCGCGGGAGGAATGGTTCGATGCTGCCACCGACGCCAAAAACGGCTTGGAGCAACAGCTTAAAGAGCAGCTTAGAGACGACCTTGAGCTTGTCAACGCCCAAGACCAGATCATGGAAGCCGTGCAGAACGGAGCCTTGTTTGGAACAATGGTTGCTCTCGTCAATGTGCGCGCGGGCATGGACAATAAGCCGGAACGCGACAGCGCAACCTACGAACTTAAGTCTAGCAACAAGAAGCGAGTCCTCGTCGAAATCGAGTCCATCCGACCGGACGAGTTTATTCCAGATCCACAGGGGCGAACGATAGGACAGATGCTTGGCTGTGCGCGCCGCGTGCAGCGCACCTTGCACTACGCTCTTGAAAAGATTGAGACGGGGTTTTACCGCAAGGACGCCCTTGTAAAGTTATCCCCTACACGACGACTTAAAAATTCAGACATTGACTGGGAAGACCCGCAGTCGATTAACACGACGTACGAATCCGAGCAGATTGACATTATCGAGTACCACGGCAAGGTTCCGGCCAGCCTGCTTAACGGTCTTGTCATAAATCCAAAAGAGCTTGTTAATGTTCTACAGAACGGCGACGTGTCGGAAGGCGAGACGGGGCCGATGGTTGAGGCCATCGTAACAATTGCCAATACGGGCGTGCTTTTGCGGGCTATGGTAAACCCGTTTGCCATGCGCGACCGCAGCATTGTTGCTGCGCAGTTTGAGAAGGTTCCGGGGCGGTTTTGGGGCCGAGGCATAGCCGAGAAGGGGTATAACCCTCAGAAGGCGCTAGACGCCGAGCTACGCGCTCGTATGGACGCTCTGGGCTATATCAGCGCTCCTATGCTTGGTGTAGACGCCGGGCGTATGCCGCGCGGGTTTAAATTTGAAGTCCGTCCGGGCAAGGTTTGGACGACCAACGGCGCGCCTAACGACGTGCTTCAGCCGGTTAAGGTTGGCGATTACAACAGCCTTACGTTTGAGCAGACGCAGGAAATGGAGCGCATGGTGCAAATGGGTACCGGCTCCTTTGACACGGCCAGCGCGCTTAAAGCGCAAAGTCAGTCAGGAGCTAACGGTGCCGGAAGCAACAGTATGCTTATGGGCGCGTTTGTCAAGAGGGCAAAGCGCTCAATTGCCAATATTAACAGAAACTTCATTTATCCCCTGCTGCAAAAGACGCTGTGGCGATATATGCAGTTTGACCCGATTCGATACCCCTCGGATTTTGGCATCAAACTTAAGACTAGTCTCGGCGTTGTTGCGCGCGAGGTCGAAGCAAGCCAGATGACCCAGCTTATGGGTATGCTACCCGATGAATACCATCAGGTCAAGCTGGTACTTGCCCGTGGCGTAGTTGAGCATACCAGTCTTAGCAACAAGGGTGACATTCTTAAAATTATGGATTCTGTTCTTAATCCGCCGCCCGAAGCGCAGCAGAAGGCGCAGCAGATGGAGCAGATGAAAGACGCGGCGCAGCAGGCGCAGCTTCAGAACATCATTCTTCTTAACAAGAAAATTCAGGCGGAGATTGACAAACTTGAGGCTGAAGCTCACAACGTCGGTCACAATGCTGTGGTTAACACTAAACGTCTACAGCAGGATCAAGAACGTATTGAAATTGATCGGCAGGAGCAGGCGCTATTTGCGCAACAGAACGCCGCTCAGTTTGCACGTATACCGATTGAAAAAGTTAAAGCAGAAGCAGCGATGATTTCTGCTAAAGCAAAAGCGTCAGGTAAATCTGCCGCTAGTTAACCGCCAATAAGAGGAGAGGCTTATGGCACTTAGTATGGAAGAAATTGGCCTGCTGTCTGATACGCAGAAGCAGCGCTACGCCGAACTGGAACGTTTGTTTGAGCAGCCCGCGTGGAACACTGTCAAGCTGTGGGCTACAAACAACGCGCGTGAACAGGAAGTCCGTTTAATTAACGCGGCGACTTGGGATGAAAACCGCATTGCAGCGGGAGCACGCGCAGCGTATTTGCACGTTCTTAACATTGAAGAAGTAACTGAACACGAATTTCGCCTGCTGGGGCAGCAGAATGTTGTTGCAGCAGACGACGATGATGAAGCGGGATACGATGCGGGCAATCAGCGATGACAGTGCGCGGAAAGCGTACTGCTACACGTGTAACATATAAACCCTGCAAAAAATGCGGGTGTGAAGAAAGATATACGTGGAGGGACAAGTTAGCTTGTCCTCAGTGTGCAAGCAACAACGCCAAGAAATACTGGCGCAAGAAAAATAACTTGCCCAGTCCCACCAGACAAGAAACCAGCAATTGTGAATGTTGTGGCCGCAAGGGAATAATTTGCCTTGACCACGATCACAAAACTGGAGAATTTCGCGGCTGGTTGTGCCACGCCTGTAATTTGGGCATTGGCATGTTGGGAGACGACATAGACGGAATTAAGGCCGCACTAGTCTACTTGGAGAAATAATCTTGTCAAAAATGATCCTATTCGATTTCCGCTGTACGAAGTGCGCCTTTATATTTGAGGATTTGGTAAAGCCGGGTGACTACTGGCTCAAATGCCCAAAGTGCAAAGGGAACGCGCAACGTATAATGTCCCCGGTCAGAATTGACAAGACTTCCATGGCGGTTAGTGACAGCGCCAGCCCGGAGTCTATCGCTCATTTTGACCGCGTACATAAACAGCGTCGGGTAATAGAAGAAAGGTCAATGCAGAACCATGGTGATTATGGGAAATCTGCCGGGTCCGATTAATCTACCGACAAACTCATAACCGGAATCCCTTTGGGATGGTGGAGAAAACTTATGGCTAGTCTAACTGACGTTAATTATGACGAGGGCAATGCTGCCCGTGCAATTGAACAGCTTTCGGCTCCTGAGCCAAAAGTTGAACCTAGGCAGGCGGCACCCAAGCAGAACGATTCTCATACGACTCTAGACCCTCGCTTCGTCGGCAAGAGTATAGAGGATATTCAGAATATGTATAAAAA